CAGACCCAATAGAATTTACAAATGTTGGTACATCAGCTACAGACATAGATTTAGTTCTTGCTGATGGTACTAACGACCCAATACAAGTAGTAGGAACTTCAAACTCTGCAACAACATTTAGAGATGGCGACACAGATACTTACATTAAAGTAGAAGATACTACTGATGATGACACAATTAAGATGGCTACTGCTGGAACTGAAAGACTTATTATTGAAAGCACAGGTGAAGTCAAAGCAAATGGTAAAGACTTAGCTGGTTATTCAAATGGTGTAGAATTTAGCGTTCAACAGTTTAGATTAACTGCAAATCAAACTGCTACTGGTGCTGGTACAGATATAACTTCTGGTTGGGAAGTACCAGACAGTACATTACAAGCAAACTTTGGTAATAATGTATCAGAATCTTCTGGTATATTTACATTTAGTAAAACAGGTTTTTATAAAGTAGAAGCAGTAGTTAAAGGTCAAAATGGTACTGCTGGCTCTGCACATCATATATTATACATTATGACTTCAGATGATAATTTCAGCACTGAAGCACCTATAGCAAGAGCTATAACTCAAGAAGGTGGTAATGGAGACACTGCATATACAGCAGCAGTACTAGATATAACAGATTTAACAAATCATAAGGTCAAATTTCAATATTACAATAACAGTGGCGAAATAGAAGGAGACTCCAACCAAAATAGAACTTTTGTAACATTTACAAGACTAGGAGATACATAATGGAAGTATTTGTATCATTTTTAGCAGGTTTTGGTCTAGGTTGGGCTAGCGTATGGTTTATTCAATGTATTCCAATGTTAAAAGACACATCAGAAGAAGAGTTAGATTATAATATGATTGAAAAGTCCCTAGGAGAATTTGTAAACAGCAAATATGACCCAGAGAATTATTTCAAACTAGGAGAAGGTACTAAATAATGGCAACAAGACAATATTTATTAAGAGTAGCTACTACATCAGGTGGCGATAGTAATGGATTAGCAGAATTTGCAGATGGTTCTACAGATGGTGGACCATTAATTCCTAGTTATACAACAACTGAAAGAGGAAATATCACAAGTCCTAATGTTGGTATGGTTATATACAATACAACAGAGGACAGACTTCAAGTTTATACATCTGGTTCTACTTGGTTATCAATGGATATTGGTGACATAGTAGGTGTTACAACAGACGCACTTTCTGGTATTTCAGGTGGTGCTGGTTCAGGAACAGTAGATTTAAATATAGACGCAACAAGACTTACAGACGGCACATCAATAGATGTAGACGAAGACAACGATTTAGTAATGTTATACGACAATTCCGCTGCAGCTATGGTTAAAGTGAAGGCACAACAACTTCACACAACTGAAGCTTTACAGTGGATGGGATTATAAGGAGAATACATGGCAGTATATACAGCAGCAGAACTTGCAGAAGTAACTGCACTTACAACATCTGAAACAGAAGTTTTCAGTAATAGTAACAAGTGCATTATTAAAAACATTATGCTTGCGAACTATACAGCAACTGATAGAACAGTTGAAATCAAAGTTATCCCTTCAGGGGATACAACTGGTGACCAACATATCATTTTTGGTGATATAACTGTTCAAGCAAACTCAACTACAGTTATTGATTTAGCTATGGTTATACCTGCTAATGCTTCAGTTGCCGCATTATGTTCAGCAGCAAGCTCTGTTAATATACATGTTTCAGGCGTAGAGGTTAGCTAATGTCAGAAGCTCAGATTCCAGAACCAGTATTTCTGGATAGACTGGGTGGTGACGAAATCTACGGATTTGGTCAAGATGGTAACGTAACCTTAACTGCAAACACAAGTTTATCCAGAGACATGTATTACGACAATTTAACTATTAATTCTGGTGTTACATTAGATACAAATGGTTATAGAGTATTCGTTCGTGATACTTTGACATTTACAGATTCAACTTCAAAAATAGGTAGATTTACAAGTAAAACATCAGCAGGAACACTTAAAGGTGGTTTTGCTAAAGGTACATCAGCAACAGATACATTAGGTGGTGCATCAAGTGAACAAGGTGGTTCTCATGGTGCTGGTGCTACATTCTTTTCGGGTGAAAATGAAATGTTTAACTTATCAGTTGCTATAGCTGGTAAAGCATTTGACGTAGATTCAGGTTCTTATAAATTTATTGGTGGTGGTTCTGGTGCATCAGATGGTGCTATTACTGCTAACGCAACAGATGGTACTCCTGGTTCAGACAGTAACTGGGCTGATAGAAATACTGTTGGTGCCGCTGGTGGTAAAGGTGCTTCAGGAAACGCTGCTACAGCTGGTACTGGTGCTGTAGGTGGTGGAGTTGTTATTGTCGTAGCTAAAACTGTATCTGGTGACGGAACAGTTAGAGCTGACGGTGATGATGCTACAACTGCTACACAGGGAACTGATGGTGCTCCTGCACCTGATGCTTCAACACCTGGTAACAATTATTCTTATGCAGGTAACAACTATTCATATGCAGGTAACAATTACTCGTATGGTTATAGCTATGGGTATTCTTATGGGTACTCTTATGGCTATTCATACCCTGGTAATAACTACTCTTATGGGTATTCTTATCCTGGTAATAACTATTCATATACTAATAACTATTCTTACAGTGGTTCTAATCCTCACACACATTACCACTGGCATGCTTACTCAATAAACAACATACCAGGTGGTAATTATCATTATCACTATGCACACTGGCATCCTTTTACCAATTATGGTTCTAGTACTAACTATGGTTCAAACGCAACTAATTATGGTAGTAATAGTGGTTCAAACCCAACTAACTATGGTACAAACTATGGTAATAATAATGCTTCAAACTCAGGAAACAACAATGCTTCTAATCCTAGTAACAATGATACAAATCCTAGTAATAATGAGACTAACCCTACCTTATATCACCCAGGTGGTGCAGGTGGTTCTGGAGGAACAGCAACAGACGGATATAATGCTGGTGGAGGTACTGTAGTGTTTGTTACAGGAACTAAACCATTACCTTCAGGATTGACACTTGCTGCCGCTGCTGGAACAGGTGGTTCAGGCTCAGCTAGTGCAGGAACAGTAGTAACAGTTTACAATATAAACGCAGACGACACGGACCCAGGAGCTTAATATGCCAATTATAGAATATGGTAATGCAGCAATACCTACAGATTATGAAACATTTGATGTTATCCCTGATAGCATTTATGGTTCTGGAATGGACGGTAATGTAACAATATCATCTAACACCTCTTTAACTAGAGATATGCATTACAACAACTTAACAATTAATCCAGGTATCACATTAGATACTGCTGGATATAGAGTATTTGTAAGAAATTTATGTGCTTTAGCACCAACATCAGCTAATCAATCAGATACGATTATTGGTAGAGTTGGTGGAGTTTCAACATCAGGAACACTTAATGGTGGTGGATTAACAAACACTACAGATTCATTAGGCGGTAATGGTAATGGATATACAGCAACAGCACCAGATGAAGGTGCAGAATACTTTAATCACCCAGATATTGCTGTAAGTGCAGTAATTGTAAATGCTGGACAAACAACACCTAGTGCTTTACAAGCAGGTGCAGGAGACTCTGTTAATTATGGTGGAGGAATAGTTGTTCTATGTGCTAGAAAACTAGGTGGATATGGAACTATAGCAGCTAGTGGTGAAACAACTACTGGTGGTGGAGTTATATTTGTAGTTTCACAAGATATACCACTTACTGGTGTTTTAACAGATGTCACAGGATACGCAGACGGTACTGTAAAGACATTTAAGGTTTAATATGGCTACTGTAAGAATCTACTACAGTAGGGAAGACTCAAACTACGCTGATTGGAATTTATATTATTTTCCTGGTGAAGTAGAAGGTGATGATATAACAAACCTTTTCCCTGATTACACGGGAGATTTAGTATTCCCTTATTATCCAAGAATAAAAAAATCTTTTACAGTCGAAGATAATCTTGGTTATGTAGATATAGAAACAAATAATTCTAAAAAATTTAGTTTCTACATTAAATCAAAAGATATGACTTTTGATTATGATGGTAGCTATTGCGAAGATGCAGGTAATTTAGCACATTCTTCGTTATGTTTATTTCATATAGAAACTGGTTATATTTGGCAAATAGATACAAACTTAAATCCTTATACAGAATTTTATGTAAAAAATACAAATGGATATTTATATGAAGATAGTTCGTATACAACACTTTTACCTCAATTTGTAGGTGTAGTAACATCTCTTAATGAAAATGATGACATAATGCACGATTCTGTAGATATTGAACATGGACAACCAGGAGAGTTTTCAGAATCAGAAAATTTAAAAATTTATTACTCTAAGACAAAATACTATGGATTTGAAATTCCTAATGAAGCAAAATTTAAAGTTGACCAAGCTGGTAACTTAAATACCGATGTCAACGCTTGGGTCATGCTACACTTGAGGGACAAATCTTTTACAATAGGAGAAGACATGCAATTATCAATTGATGCAGCTGCATTACAAGCTGAAAAAGATGACGCAAAGGCAATGCTTGAAAAAGCTGTTGCTAACTCACTTTTTAAACTTGGCGAAGATGTTGATGCTTTTGATGAAGATGCTTTCTTAGCTGATGTAGATGGTTATAAAGATGGAAAAGGTTTAACATTCCATGCAACCATTGACTATCTAAAAGAATGCATTGACAACTTAAACGCATTAGCCTAATTTAAAATCTGGGAGGAAAGATGCGAAAAATATATTATATACCAAAAGGTGAATCTGTTGAATCACATAAAGGTGAATGGCATCTAAAAACAAACGAAGTACACACTGGCTTATCACCTAATATCGAAGAATATATAGATAACCCTGATGTACCTCAATTTGTCGATATTCCAGAATTTAAACATATAATATCACCTAGAAATCAAGCTAAAAACCAATATTTTCAAGTAGGTTATGTAGATGATTTTGCTGATAGAAGTGAATTACCTCAATATACTTGTGAAGTTTGGAAAAAGAATTTAGATAGACCATCAGAACCACATGAAAAAATTCATACTTGGTTTCTTCAGTTTAATGGACAATTGTTTCATACTGACCACGTTGCTTTAGATATAGGTTGGTATGACTTAGTAATTAAATGTGATGGGGAGGAAGTTGATACTTCAGAAATATCAATTTATTATCTAGATGAAGAAGAATAATTTATGGGAAGCAGGAACTCCTAAAACAGTATTACCAGGCGTTATGTCTTGGGAAAATTGTCTCACAATACCTGAAGGTGTAATAGACCTAATGAATAAAGATGTAGATAATTGGGTTCCTACTATTACACAAGAAGATGTTAATAGAAACGATTCTGTTAAAACAGTATTTTCTCATGATGGTCCTATTAGGTTTAATCCAGAGCTTGAATTTACAACAGATTTAGCTAAAACTTTCTTTAAACACGTAAGATTGAACACATTAAACAAAGTAGCTCAATATATAGATGTTTATACAGAATTAGATAAAGAAATAAATTGGATGGAAAATTGGCAATATATAACATATAAACCACCTAGGAAAATGGATTTTCATAGTGATAATCATGCAGTTAGAAATCCTAAAACTAATAAATACTATATAAACCCATTCTTTAGGAGAATTACAATATTAACTTATTTAAATGATGATTTTGATGGTGGTGCTTTAGTTTTTAGACATTTTAAAGACTATGAACCTTACAAACCACCAGCTGGAAGTGTAGTTGTAATGCCTAGCAATTATATGTATAGTCATGCGACTACTCCATTATTAAACGGTAGAAAAGCTGCATTTCTGGTATCATGTAGTAGTAACTATGATATGGATAGTTATAACAATGGTTCACAGATTTCTGAATTAAAAAGGAGAGAGCTTAGATGAAAAAAACAATGGGAGTTGTCGAAATATATGATGATTTCTTAACAGATGAACAATGTCAAAATATTATAAAATCTGTAGAAGATGCTGATAAATCAGAAGTTCCTTTTGGATTTGAAGATGCTTCTATAGGTAAAGGTCATAAAGGTGGAGATATTAGGTCTAATAAATTGATTAATATATCTTCAATAGCTTTTGAGCCTGATGAATCAAGAATAATTAGAAAAGCTAAAGAACAAAATCTATTTCACCATGTAGATGATTTTCGTAAAATACATGAATTATTAGGAACAAAAATGCAAAAGTTTGTCAATGAATATACTAATAAATACGAGTTTCCTATTATGTTTGACGAAGGATATACAATGTTAAGGTATCAAAGTGGTCAATCTTACAAAGGACACTCTGATTATGCACCACATATTCCAAGATATTTATCAGCTTTAATACTTTTAAACCCACATGAATATGAAGGTGGAGGAACATACTTTCATTACTTTGATGAAAATATAAAACCTGAAAAACCATCTTTAGTTCTATTTCCAAGTAATTATGCTTACACACATCAAGCTATGCCTGTTGTTAGTGGTACAAAATATGCAATTGTAACTTGGCTAGGTCATAGAATAGATTTAGACGGAATGCCAAATATGTATAGACCAGAAGGTATGTAATGGACGCTGTAATAATAAAAGAACTATTTAAAGGTAATCAACTTGAAGAAGTTAGGTATTGGTTAGATAATGAGACTCCACATAACGATGATGGCACTTGGTTAGAGTCACCCTTTAGAACATCTAGAGTAAAAATGTGTAAAGAATTAGATATGTTACATGTGTCTTTAATAGATAAAGCTAGAGATATTTTTGCAGTACATAATATACTACCAACATTTTCAACTATAAATTGGTATGAAGATACAACAGACATTAGAAAACATTTTGACGATGGTCCTGTTGAATACACAATTATGTATAATTACTTTAGTGAAACTCCTTTAGAAATTATATATAAAAATGAAAAAATAGTTTTAGACAATGAAGAAGCTATAGCTTACAATGGTTCTGAATTTGAGCACTATAGAAATAACAATGGCTCTATATCAATAGGTTTATATTTTAACTTCGCTGAACCTAATAACTATCATTTCGCTTTAGGGAACTATACTAATGGAGGAATAGAATTTCCTTCCCAAAGACATGTAGATGAGGTTGATGTAAATTGGCTATAGTAAGAAAAAACTTTAGAGCTGGTGTAGTTTGTGACTACGATAATAGTGATATATATGAATCAAAAGCAGAAGAATTTGGTCATATAAACCCTTCATTAGAATTTTACTTATTTAATAACGCAGAATCATTTAGTAATGCTTTAGTTGTTGGTGCAGGTTTCGGATTATCAACTAAACAATTAGAGGATGCTGGTTGTACTGTAACGTCTGTAGAGCCTATATCATCAAGGTTTGCATTACTAGAAGGTAATGTAGAAGGCACTTGTATAAATAAAGTATGTGGCTCTTCTAGTGGTACAGCAACTATCTATTACAACGAAGATAATAAATCTGGTGGTCTTATAGATACAAACTTTGGAGATAGCTCTGAAGAAGTAGATATGATTACTGTAGATAGTTTAGATTTAACTCTTGACTTAATGCTTGTATATGCAAATGGTAAAGAGTTTGATGTTCTTGATGGTGCAGTAGATACAATAGCTAATAATCCAAATATGAAAATAATTATTAAATGGATACCAGATTTGTTTGATGATGTAGATGTAGCACATCAAAAATTACTAGATTTAAATAAAACAGTAAAAATAATTCACTGGGAACAAGATGATTCTATAACATTTAAAACAATGTTTGATGGAACTTATCCTGATGATAGTCTTAAAGGCGTAGGAGTAGCAGACTTACTATTGGAGTAAAATGAAGAAATGGTGGGGGACAAAAGAATATAGCCGACTTCTCGAAGTAAAAAAGCATAAGGTAGGCGATGATAAAATACAGTTTCTGACTGCAAGTCCAGAATATGTTGACTTAGCACCTCCTAGACCAGCTAAAGAATTTGAACCATCTTGGTACAAACATCTACAAAGAGAATGGACTGAGATGCGTCCTAATGACGACTCTTGGAATACTGTTCCTTATAAAGATAACTCTGCTAAAAAATGTCCAACTATAAAAGACATTATGTTTAGTGGTTACATTATTCCTCTGTGGTTAGATTTAAAAATAAGTCATACTAAGGAACATGGATTTAATTGGTATAACAAGCATGCATTTGAGGAAACAATTACATATCATGCACCAGAATCTATTGGTAATATGCCATTCCCTCCAACATCTTTTGACACTGCATTAAAGTTTGCTAATCCATGGGATATCATTACTCCACCTGGTTGGTCTGTATTAATAATGCAACCTTGGTATCACAGAGTTTGGGAAATAGAGATATTACCTAGTGTTGTTGAAACAGATAGTTATCATCAAATGAACATACCTTTTTTATATCACGGTACAGGTGAAAGAACATTCAGACAGGGAATGCCTTTAATACAGGTAATCCCCTTTAAAAGAAGTGGTTGGGATATGTCAGAGTTTGAATCACGTAAAATGGACGACGACGAAAGAGAATATTACGCTAAAAGTAGAGCAGGTGAACGTACTAGACAAAATGGTTGGTATCGTTGGCTCACTCAACAAAATAAAAAAAGATGGAAAGAAGAAGGGATAATTGATGAGTAAATGTCCAGTACCACATAACTATAGAGTTAAAATACCAAGACTTACTGATATGTGGAGTAAAAAACTAAGTACATTAAATAGAGAATTACCAGAAGTTGCTTTTACTTTACCTAGAGCAAATACTGTTTGGGGTATGAAAGAAAATGAAGAGAATTATTCTACACCACCTATTAATTATTTAACTCCTAATAAATTTATTAAGGCACCTAATGGTTGTGTATCTACACAATTTATGCGTAATAGAATGTATGAAGTTTACTTTCCATGGTCACACGTAAAGGTAAATCTAACTAAGAATAAATTTGCTGATGAAGTAGATAGATTTGCTGGTTGGAGTCATAATGCTCATTACTATGGTGCAGTAAAACATCATGGTCCTTTTCACGATATTATTATGGAAGAAAAAGAAGCATGGGGATTTCCTGACAAACCTGTAATGCAAATATCTTTACCCATTATGTTATTTACTGATGACCCAGAAGTATGGATGGATGTTATTCCTTCAGATAGAAATACAGGTAAGAATTTACCTATATCTACTATTCCAGGATTTATGCCTATTTATGGTTGGTCACGTGGTTTATCTTGGGCATTTGAGTGGACTGATATGAACAACCTAACAGCAGAACTACATCACGATACAGTAATGTTTAACTTGTTGTTCAGTAAACCTGTAAAAATTAAATATGTTGAATGGAACGAAACATTCAGTAAACAGTGGAATCAGATAAGTCAATCATCTGTAAATAGAAGAGACACAAATATGCTCTATCCTCTTGCATTAGAGAGAAGACCTAAGAAAGTTATGCCTAAGAAAAAATGGTTCTCGAAGTAAAAATAATAGATGATGTATTTCCTGAGCGTGTATTTACACGTGTTAGAGATATGCTTAGGAGACAAGCTAAAAAATTTCCATGGACAGAAGAGTTTGGACGTTATGGAATAAATGATTTTGAATGGCTAACTTTAAGAACTTACACACAAAGATTAAGAGATTTAGCAAGAGAAATATTTGATAGTAAAACATTAGAACCTAGCTATTCTATGTTTGCTCATTATGAGACACCTAAAGCTAGTTTGTTAAAGCACAAAGATAATAATGCTTGCACATACACTTTAGATATTTGCTTATATCAAAATACTCCATGGTCTATATGGGTAGAAGGTAAAGAATACTTTTTAAAAGAAAATCAAGCATTGGCATTTTATGGTGAAGACCAAGAACATTGGCGTGAAGACTTTCCAGACCCAGAAACAAATGAAGTGGGACAAATATTTGCACATTTTGTTGAACCTACTCATTGGTTTTTTAAAGGTAAGTATGATGAAAACTCACGAGGTGTAATGTGAAATCAATAAAAGCAAAAAATATAACTTTTAAAACTCAAATACCTGCATTAGTAGATTTAATGCCACCTGTTCCTGCAAGTCAAATGATACCTGAGTGGTTTCAAAATTTAGCTATGGATTTACCTAGACCTGACCATAAACCATTTCCTGTGTTGGGTCCAATAGTAAAATCTTGGTCATCACATACAATTAAGAAGTGTCCTGCTGTAGTTGATTATTTTACTGAGGGTTACATAATTCCTTTATGGTCTGATATATTTATACAAAGATATGGACAAGAGTTTCATTTTGAAACTAATCATGACCAAGGTATTGGAAGTACTATAGAATTTCATAACAACGAACAAGTTAAAACTTATCCATTTAAAAGAAATGATTATAAGAATGCAGTAAAGTTCACAAGTCCATGGTTTTTTTACACACCACCAGGTTGGAGTACGTTATTCCTTCCACCATTACTTCACCCCAATGATGACTACACTTTATTCCCTGGAATAGTCGAAACAGATAGTTTTCATCAAGTTAATTTTCCAAGTATATGGCATTCAGAAGGTGACAGAATACTGAAAAGAGGTTCTGCTTTCTTACATGTAATACCTTTTAAACGTGAAAAGCATAAGCATATAGTTGAGGAATTTTCTCAGAAAGATTATCAAAACAACACTGATGAGTCTTTTAGGCTTAGAAGTTTAATGACTAATGGCTACAGAGACTTAACCAGAAAGAACAGGAAAAAATGGAAGTAATCAAATTTGGACCTGTAAGAGATGATTTTGTAGGTTTTGATGAAATACTACCTCAACCTGCAAGTAACTTTATACCTCAATGGTTAAAAGATATGCCTAATCACATGACACATGGTGACCCAAATCAAGAACTACTAAGACAATTAGATTCATCTACTGTTAAAAGATGTCCTAGCTTTAGAGATATATATAAATATGGAATTGTTATTCCTGCACCATCTGATATATACATAAACATAACTCATAATGAATGGGAATGGAGAACTCCTCAAAACATAATAGAACTCGAATATCACTCCGATTTTCAATTTAAAGACTATTATCCAGACAAAAAGATAAAAGGAGTATTTAAAATTAAATATCCTTTAATGGCTATAACTCCACCAGGTTGGAGTATTATGCAAATTCCTTTACTTTGGCATCATAATCCAGATTGGTATTTTGCATGGGGTATATTAGATTCAGACCAATATCATGATTTAAACCCACAATTAATAATTACTTCTGATAAAAGAGAGTTACTAATTAGACAGGGTGAACCTTTATTTTATTATTACCCAATTAAAAGAGAAGAATGGAAAATAGAAATGCTAGAGCACGAAGATGTTCTTGCTAAACTTAAAGAGACTAGGTGGAAACTTAATACAAGATTTGCTGGTCGTTATTACAAAAACATTAGGAGAAAAAAGTGAAAGTTTGGATAGACCAAGATTTATGCACAGGTGATGGATTATGTGCAGAAATATGTCCTGAAGTATTTGTAATGAAAAATGATGGTCTTGCTTACGTACAAGACTATGAAAAAGTTTATAGTGCTATAGATGGAAACCCACAAGGTGCTGAAGGACGTGCTGTTGTTCCTATAAATAAAATGGAATTAGTTAAGGAAGCAGCAGAAGAATGTCCTGGAGAGTGTATTTTTTATGACGAATAATAAAAGATTAGAATATCAATTAATTAAAAAAAGTAATTTAGTAGATAGAGCTCCAACGAGCACAACGAGCGATAATAAATATCACGTAGATAATTACGATAAGTGTGAGTGTGGTTGCCGTGAGAAAAATATTCACACAGATTTATAAAGAAAGTATTTGGGGAGATAACGACAATCCCAATTACTCTGGTTCTAGTGGTCAAGGTAGTGATACTGGATATAACATTTTAACTTACGTACCTTTTTTAAAAAAATTCATAACTGATAACAATATAAAGAAAATAGTTGATTTAGGTTGTGGAGATTTTAACTTTGGTGAGCATATATATAAAGATTTAGATGTTAATTATGTAGGAATAGATGTATATGAAGAAATGATTGATTACCTTAACAATAAGTATCCATACTCTTTTCAAAGTTATGATTTCTTTAAATTCAGAGACGAGTTACCAGATACAGACTTATATATAATTAAAGACGTATTTCAACATTGGGATAATAAAAGCATTGTAGAAATGTTAGATTTTTTAATTAAAGAAAGAAATTTTAAATATATATTGGTTTGCAATGGTTCCAACCAGACAGAAGAAACAGATATAAAAATAGGTGAATATAGACCACTTAATCACACTATGTATCCTCTTAATAAATATGACTTTCAATTAGTATTTTCTTGGGACGTTAAAGATGTTGTTGTTTTAAAAAGTGACTGATAGTATTGTTTATCTTTCTCCATTAATTCATCAAACTCTTCTTTAGTTACATAACTAGAAATACCAGCTCTCTTACCACCTTCTCCTTCAATGTCTTTTTCATATAAATGACATATTAATGGATAACTTACTGATGGAACTAACAACGTAAATCCTTCTTTTTCTAAATTGTAAGTTTGTATAGGTTCTTCACTCCAAAATATAGAGTTTTTATCCACTCCCCTACCACCCCAACTACTATCACCAAAAGCAAAACAAGCAGAAAACTTACTAGCAACTAAGTGAAACTCACTATTTGTTCTATATGGTTCCCAATTCTTTAACCAATCTACAGGTTCTTTCTTACTGTTCCATTTTGGATATAGAAAACCAGGCTCTAATGCTTTTCTGATACCATTTTTAGATATATATGGTGGTGCAATACCAGTAAGTATTGTTTTATCACTACAACCCTTTAATAAATCTATTAAGAGTTCATCCCAATGTAATTGAAACCACGAATGTGCGTCTATCTGTAGTACATAATCTTCGCCGTTATACATAGAATTAGCCTTATATCTTGCTCTACCTACACCTAAATGAGCCTTATTAAACGTTTCTAGCTCTAATCTAAAGGTTGAGCGAGAACTAAGCCTATCAGCGTAATCTAACAATTCTTGCTTTGCTACATCAGTTTTATAGTGTAAATAAACACCAAACACTAATCTCTCAGGATATTTTGCTTTATATATTGCGTCTTCAATAGTATGGGATAGTTCTGAATCATCTAAAGATGCTATTTGTATAAATACCATTGGTTTATTCATCTTACCTTAGAATAGTAGCATGGAAGATAAATTAAATAATTTCCCTGAAGGAACAAAAAGAAGTCATGTTATTGAGGAACTAATAGACCATGATGACATCAGAGAAATAGTATTAAAACAATTTAACTATATGAGGATTAACGGAATAAACCTAGTACAAGATGCAGATGATTTGGTTAATCTGTATCTAAAGATAGCTAAAAAGTTTCCTAAATAATCATCTTTACAAATATTTAAATACTCACTTTATTTATATATCGTGTAATATATTGATTGGAGGTGATAATGGCAGAATCACAAAAACAACAATTAACAACTGAGCAATTAGTTGAAATTGCTAATGGTCTAAATGCACAAGTTAAGCAAATGGACATGATGATAAAAGATTTGGGCTCTAAAGTAGCTGCTAAAGAAGTTGAAAATTCTCAACTTAAAGCAATTGTACAATCTTTAGCACCAAAACAAGAACCTAAATCTGAAGAAGAATAAGACAGGGGGCAAAAATGTCAGACTTATCGAAGTTCGCAGAACAAGATAGAGTAAAAACAGGGTACACACCTTGGAGAGAAAAAAATGATGCAAATGCGAAAGCATGGGCAGAAGCCGTTGATGGTTATAAAAGTGGAATTCCAGCTAGTGTTATTAGTAGATGGTTAAATCAAGAAAAAGGTTGTCCTTTAACAGATGCGACCATTAGAAAAGCTTTGGCAGCGTCTTTAAATGAGTAATTTAGACAGTTATGCTAAGAATTTTCGTAGCATAGAAAACGCTAAAAGGAAAAGGCAGGAACATCCAAAAGGTTGGGAGCCTGGATTAAATACTGCTAAAAAAGAAATCATATCTAAGCCTCAAAAGAAAGCAGGTAACCCTGCTGACCATAAATGGGATGTATACCTAAGAGATTTAGGTTTTGACCCAGAGCAGTTTGAAATTATAGAACCATTCGAAATAAGAAGTTGGGATTCAAATACTGCTAATGGTAAAGATACTTTCTTTTATTATAAAGCGAAAATAATTTCTAGAAATGTTATTAATGAAAGAGATTTTGATTATAAAGCATTATTAAAAGAAATTAAAAATTCAAAACCTAAGTCAGCAGCAGTAACAACTGGACCATCTAGTATGATTGTCTGTCTTTCTGACTGGCAAATGGGAAAACGTGATGGAGATGGTACTAAAGGTATTGTTGAAAGAATAGAAACAATGATACCTAGCGTAGTCGACAGAATTAAAACTTTAAGAAAACAAGGAGTTGAATTAGGCTCTTTGTATGTATTTTCTTTAGGTGACATGGTCGAAAACTGCGAAGGGCATTACGATATGCAAACCTATTCAGTCGAATATGATTTGCGTCGTCAAAAAATGATTGCTCGTAGATTAATTGTTAAAGCTCTTAAAGAATGGGCTAAGTATTTTGACAATGTTGTAGTTGCTTGTGTACCAGGTAATCATGGAGAAAACAGAAACCAAAAAGGTAAAAGCTTTACTAGCTTTGGTGATAATTTTGATGTGTCGTTATTTGACGAAGCACAAGAAATACTTGCAGAGAATGAAGCTTATGACCATGTAAACTTCGTAATCCCTGATAATGATTTATGGATGACATTAAATGTATCAGGTAAGATTGTAGGTCTTGCACATGGTCATCAGTTTAGAACTGGTGGTAGGTACTCTCACCAAAAAGCTGTAAATTGGTTATCGGGTCAAGCATTTGGAATGACAGACATGGCAGATGCAGATATTTTGATATCTGGTCACTTTCATCATTTATTTGTTATTAATGAAGGTCGTCGTTGTCTTATACAATGTCCAACGGTCGATGGTGGTTCTGATTGGTTCGAAAACATTAGTGGTAAAAAAAGTTATTCTGGTACTTTGACTTTTACTGTTTCAGATGTAAAAGAAAAAATACCGTTTCAAAATCTAGAGGTTTTATGAGCTATTACTTATTAGATAATGAAAATCCTAATGCGATTAGGACTGAAAATGGAAAACAGGGTTGGTATTATCCAAAAAGATTAGAAAAAATTAGAGGATTTGTATTTCATACAGCAGAATCAACAGTAGCTAGCGAAGTAGCAAGTTATTACTCAAAAAGTAACAGAAAATCTTCTGTTCACGTCTTAGTAGATGACCAACAAGTAATAGAAATGTTACCAGACGATTTTACTGCTTTTCATACTGATAATGAAAATTCAATGTCTTTAGGAGTTGAATTATGTTACAAAGCTGACGATTGGGGTAAAAATTCTGGAAAAGAACATAAAATTATTAATAATTGTGCACAGTGGATAGCACAAAAAGTTATTGATTATGATATTCCTTTTAGAAAATTGACTCCAAATGAGTGGAATTCAGGTATGAAAGGTTTTATTTCACACTATGAATTTGATAGAATTAAAAGAAAAGACCCTGGATTAGGCTATGATTGGCTTTTATTGTTTGATTTAGCTGGAAAATGGAAAACCACTCTTTTAAAAAAAGAAAGCTAAAATGTTGATATGAAGTTAGATGTAGTTCGATTTCAATTTGGCAAAGATGCCACCAATTCCCTTTTATTTGTAGATGGTGTTTTTGAATGCTATGGATTGGAAGACGAATATAGAGATGTTAAGGTCATGCATGAGACCTGTATTCCAGAGGGAGAATACGAAATAAAGTTTAGAACAGTAGGTGGTTTCCACACCAAGTATGCCTCTAGATATGGTGCAATGCACAAAGGTATGCTTTGGCTACAAGATGTACCTGGATTCGAGTATATATTAATCCACTCTGGAAACACCGATGAGCATACCTCGGGGTGTTACATTGTCGGGGAAAGTCAACAAGATTTAGATAAAGGTAAAGACGGTTTTGTTGGTTCTAGTGGAGATGCTTACAAAAAATTATATCCAAAAGTTGCTAGTGCCTTAGAAAAAGGTGAAAAAGTAACTATTAAATATCAACATATAGAAGATATGCTCAAGTGGGATGAACTATTATTACAAGTTTCTGATTTAAGAGGACAAGTTAAAATTCTTGAATCAGAAAAAAAAGGCAGAAGAATACTGTAAGGAGTTAATTATGCCAGATTATGTAAGAACAGCAGGAATTAGAGCAGTTAGAACAGGTGCACAAGCATTTGTGGCTGTAATTGTAGCAAATCAAGCAGGAATGTTTGAAGCAGATGTGCTTATGGCAGGTCTTGTTGCAGCAGCATCAGCAATAATTTCTGTAATTCAAAACGCATTGGAAGACGCACCTTTTCCATTTATGTCAAAGATTCCGAAAGGTTAAGGTTCCCAACAGGGAAGTCGTAGAGATACGACAGGTGCATAGGCTCTGGGGGGTTAACGCCCCCTAGGACCAAATTAATCAACCAAGGACAATATTGAAGATTCATGACAAATCACCATTTATATTTTGTAATTATTGTGCAAAATCTATAAAAACCGATAAATCACCTCTTGTGTGCGATAATACTATTTGTACACACTACAACGAACCAGTAGATAAGAATGGTGATTTAAAAAATGTATGAGTATAGAGCTACAATTCAGCGAGTGGTCGATGGCGATACTGTCGATTGCTATATTGATTTGGGCTTTGATACACAAGTTTTCAAGCGTGTCAGATTTATTGGGGTCAATGCTCCAGAAACTCGTACAAGAGATAAAGCAGAAAAAGAACTTGGATTAAAAGCTAAGAACTGGCTTAAAGAAAAATTACCTGTTGGTTCAACATGTATATTACAATCACACGAATATGGGAAGTATGGTCGTGTTCTCGGTGAATTATTTATCGAAAGTGGAAGTCGTAAGCAATCAATTAACAAAATGATGTTAGCTGAAGGGCTCGTAGTAGAATACGATGGAGGTGCTCGCTAACTAACAGGAGCACATAATTTTTAATAAAATACAAACAGCAATACGCCTACTTATAGTAGGTTTACTTATTTACCCTATGCCTATTGCTATGGCAGAACAAATAACTACTTATGAAGATTTTGAAAATAGTAGTTGGGAATATGCAACTA